AGCTAAAGGCTCAGGCTCTGATGCGATGGCTTTTTGAAGCAACAGATTGACCCAGCCAACGCGTGTTACGCCAATAGGTTTTTTGCGATCAACTTCAGAAATGACTCTAGGGTCAACCCGCACGTAGCTGCTCGTCACTGTTTCAAGCTCTTCTGGCATTGGCCTATGATTAGTTTGCCATTAGATTATGGCCCTTCTGCCATTGGAATGGAACCCCTTGATGCTTGAACCGATAGCACAACTAGAATTTTACAAAAAGCAGCACCGGTACAGGCTGCGCAATCAATGGTTAGCACACAACGTTTCTGATGTGCTGGCTTTTGATATGACGCCATTCAAGCAAGCAATGATCGATAAATACAAAGACGGGCCAGATGGGTGGGCAATTAGGGGTGAAAGTATTCATGACTGGCTTGATCAGCACTTAAAAGGCGAAAATCCAGATGTGCCAGAAAAATGGGCACCGTGGATTAATGCCTTGCTAGATCAGCAGTTTTTTGATAGTGCAGAAATACTCGCGACTGAGTATCGCGTTGTTGATCCTGGCAGAAGCTGTGCTGGCAGCTTTGACTTTTTACTTAAAAAAGACGGTTACATTCAAATTGGTGACTTGAAAACAGTTTCATCAAAAAAAGCGGTCGCTACAAGGAAACCTGCCACAGCGCAGCTTGGAGCGTATGCATCAATGCTAAGCAGGCAAGGCATTTACCCTGACATTGGCGTCACACTGGTCGTAGGCCCTGAAAAAGTTAAGCTGATTGAGCAAAGCGTTGGGACTTGCCTTGAAGCCTGGGAAGAGGCTTGGGACAAATTTCAAGCAACACAACCAAACTTTTGAGCAGACAAATTCAGATGAAGTGCCCCAAGTGTGGATCGTTTCGAGTCCACGTGGTGACGACAAAAAAAACTGTTGATGGCCCTTACGAAACAGTGCGCCGACGCCATTGCAATAGCTGCGATTACAGGTGGTACACCGCGCAAAAGCCAGAAGTAAACATTGGCCCATGTATATCTTGGGCTGGTACTGGCGATCAAGTCAGAGTGACTTTGTAAGCAACGAAACAAAACTATGGCAGGGTATACCCAGATGTGATACTATTTTGCTAGAGGGCTTAACCCTTTTCCCCTTCTTTTCAAAATGACTTTGTATCAACGGCGTAGATCGCGCACCAGCGGCTACAGTTACAACAACAAATCTGAACCAACAAGCTTTTTAGTCTGTCTTGCGTTTGGTCTGCTTTTTTCTGCAGCAACCTGGGTGACGCTTACAAGCGTTCATAATCAGCAACAGATTACACACTGCGAGCAAGGCTGGCAGCGTGCTTGCGAAACTCTCTAATTTTTTATTATGACTCCTGTAAACCCTGGCGAAATGTTTCGATTCGTTGAAACGCAACCTGCTGTAGTGGCAGCATTAAAAAAACATCAAGAAAGACATACTGAACTTTCTATAGCAGACAGGAATGTAATACAACAAGCTCGCAAGGTTCAATGTTTACTTCTTGCTTTTGAGTCTTGTATTAACAAACAGTGGAACCACGAAGACGTTAGCGAGTCTGACGAAAAACTTTTAGAATACTATACAAGTAACAATTCTGAATCTTGGTTTTGGACTTTTAATACAGCCCAAGAACTAATACAGGAATCGATTGTTCGACAATGTGCAAAAGTGTGTGAGGCTGAAGAAAAACATGCAAAGCTTAAAAAAGATTATTCTGCGTGTAATGAACTGTCAAGCGCTCGTGAGACTGCTCGCAAGCAATACAAAGCGATGCAAAAGCAGGAGGCAAATTGAGCGAAAGCTTTACATTCACTGTTTTAGGTAAACCTGCTCCGCAAGGTAGCAAACGCCATGTCGGCAAAGGTATTTTGCTTGAGTCGAGTAAGCGGTGTAAGCCTTGGCGTCAAGATGTTCGGCACACTGCTCTTCAGTTGCTGCCTAATGGCTGGCGTGCCATGATGGATAAACCAATCATGGTCTCGATCACTTTTGTGTTCGCTAGGCCCAAAGGTCACTACCGCACAAACGGCGAACTTAAAGCAAAAGCTCCTAGGCATTGCACCGCACGCATTGGCGACACAGACAAGCTTTGTCGGAGTGTTTTAGATGCCCTTTCAGGCGCAGTGTTTTCAGACGATTCTCAAGTAATTAACTTATCTGCAGAAAAACGTTATGCAACCAGAAACGAACAACCTTCCGCAATCATCACCATCGCCGCAATTTCCTAATCTTGGCAATGTCATCACGACTGATGACGTAAGTCAAAAAGGAACCGGTAGCTACAAAGCTGATTATGTTAATTGGTGCCGCACTATGCACCTGCTACATGATCACGCTCCAGGCTGGCAATTCTGCCTTGCTTATTACGTTGACAACAGTCACGTATGGAAAGCACCTAACGGCACGGCTTATGTTGTCGGTTATTTTACTGGCCCAAATAGTGAACGAACGCCTGACTTCCCTCAGGCGATTATGGATAACCGCAACAACGCAGTCGCTTACGAAAAAGTTAGCGCCCGTGATTTAACAGACAGTCATCGACGTTGTTTATGTACTGCTGCTGCAGCACAGTTTGGGCTTGCATGGCAGCTATGGGCACGGGAAGACGTCGAGAATCCACATCGTGGAGAATTAGCACCTGCTAAACCTGCAGCTAAAATTAAAGGCATTGCTGACGCAGATCAACCGCTAAGCAAAAATGATCGAGAGTTATGCCTTGGCCTTGTCAAAGAGCTAACGCCTGACAACCTTGCTCGATTTTGTACAGCATTTCGACGGGACTTTAATCTCGGGTCTGACGCAAAGGTTGCCCCCTCCTTGACTTCTAAACGTCATCAAGATTGGATGAACGCTAATCTCAAAAATTATGTCTAATGAAGAAAAAACGCAACAAGCTGAAAGAGATGAACATCGCAGTCATCTCCATTTCCAATGTCGGCTGGACACTGATCTAGCCATGGCACTCCGACACTTCATGAAGTCTCGGGGTTATAACGCAAATCAAGCGTTAACTATCATCGTTTCTCAATTCTTTAAAGGCATCAAACACAATGGCTGATTTCGCTCCCGACGCATTTACGTTTTGGTTTAACTGCAACCAAGACAAAAAAACTGATGGTGCTTATTGGGCTTCATCTGAAGTACCTGTGGCTGAACTACGCAAGCTAGTTGAATGGGCTAAAACTGCGGAACGCACCGAAAATCAAAAAGGGGAAGAGTGCGTAAAACTTCGCGCTAACCTTCGCCCTCGCGTTAGCAAAGCCGGTAACGACTTCTTACTGATGGCAATCTCTGATCAGAAGCCACCACAAGCAGAAGCTGATTTCTGATTTATTCAAGGGCACGGCTAACCACCGTGCCTATTCTTTTGATATGAAGCCAACCATTGAGCAGGTCGAAAAAAATGGCAAGTTGGTTTGGCGAGTAGAAGCGGCTGGCGTCGTTCGTTATCACGAGCAAGATTGGCAAGCACAATGGCTTTACAGCTATCTGATGCGCCTCTATAACTGCGACGAGATCAATCCTCAAAAGTCCTGATGCCTACATCACCAGCTCACTGGACGACTAGGCCACAAGACCAAATAGCAAAAGCGCAAAAGCGAGCGCGGGACACAATGCACGAATCCAACCCAAAGCTCACGGTGTTAGAGCAAGCTTTTAGGGTTTCTGCGTTGCGCCATAAAAAACGGCCTCTATCAGGGCAATATGGCCAACCGCCTGTTTAAGCAATTTGCTTTGATGCGCTTGTGTACGCATTAGCGACACGCATAGCTGAGACAAAACGTCGAGGTTTTCGCAGTCTTCAATAAAACGAGTATTGCGTTCTAGCCTCAATTCTTCTTCAAGGCTCTGTTCGACCACCATCCAATCGAAACTGTTCGAGGGCTTGTTTTTCGGAGGCATAAGGCTCCTCTGTCTTGAACCGTATCAAATCACCTATAGCCGGGAAAAGCCACTGATGCACGGGGAGGCAGGCTTGCCAATTCACAGGTTGAACGCAATTCATCACGACTGTCGTCCAAAACGCACTGATATAGCCCCAGTTCATCGATCAACAAATATGGCCCAACCACTTGATTCGCCTTCTATAGACCAACGCTGATAAAAAGCAGGGCGGGACATTTTGATTAGTTTCCCAGATTTTGTAGTGTCATGACCGCCATGCTCCATGTTTGGCAACCCCATAGGATCCATCGCAATCAGGTCATCCTTGTCGTAGCCAATAATTACGCTCCAATGGCCACAGCCTTCGCTGTCGCATACTGCTGGCTTGCCTTTTGTGAAATCACCTTTGTGCAACCAACCAACCATTAACGGCCTTCCAGCATCAATTTCAATTTCAATGTCTTCAACCCTTACGTTTTTGCGAAACTCAGCGTCTAGGCCAAGTAACCGCAACGCAGAGACTTGAGCATTTACTTCAGTGGTGTCACCAAACTTTCGGCGTACTTGCCTATAAGCGTCTTGGCTTTTAACGACCCCATAAAAATTTGCAACCATGGCAGCCGCTGAATCGAAACATTCACGGTATCCATAGCCAGTAGGGCTGTCTAACTGCGAATACCAATTCACGCCAAAAACCTCTTGATGGATGCCGCTTGTCTTCCACATGGAAAACCATTCAGCTTCATCATTGAGCAGGTCTTGGTCAATGGCACGTTCTAGCTCTGCAATTGCAGCTAGCTGATGAGGATCGCCTTTCTTGAAAAATTGAAAAAAAGGAAGTAGTGACAACAAGCCCACGATTACAACCCAAACCCACATCTACTTTTCAACGCGATCCTCGGGGAACAGTAGATCTCGGACATACTTACAAGCCACATCGTCTAGCTGGTTGTCTGTCTGCTCGCTGATCTTGACCAGACAATCCAGCAATAACTGTTTTACGGCTTTTGACTTGATGAAGCCAAACAGGATTGGCTTTAGCAGTAACACCATGACGGCACTGTATTTGCCGCAATACTAGACGCGGTTTTGATGACCCTCAAGCCTGGCAACATTCTGCTCTAGGTCTGAGATTCGAGCGAATAGCTCCTGGTCCCTAACCCTTAGATCCGCATGGAGCACATCCATACGACTGGCTAAATTATCGACAGCTGAGGTCAGACGTACCAACGAATCCCTTCCATGCTGGTTGTCGCGGTTTGCGCCTTTGATGCCAGAAGCAGCCACGCCTATTGACGCACCAGCAACAGCAGCCCAGATTTCAACCACCATTCGACCTATAGCGTTAATTCATCATGGCAGAAGAACAGGCAAAGCAAGAGCAAGAAAACGACAACTCACGCCTAGGCGATGTAATTAAGGTTGTCTTGCTTGCTTGGGCAATGGCAATCCTGACCGCTAACTACCTTGGCGTGTTCAAGCAATCCCTTGATCCGACCTACCCAGCCTCAATTCTTTCTGGAACGGCAGCGTCCTTTGGCCTAGCCGTTGGCAACAATAAAAAGAAGAAAGAGCAGCCTACACTTAAGGAAGAAACCCCTACGTCCAAGCCAAAATGAGACGTTTTCTCTTTGTATCGTGTCTAACGTTTTTTGCAGTAAGTCCTGCTTCGGCGGACATTACGCACGCTATTAAATCCTCAAT